ATAGATATGTGTGGTGGCAAAAATGATTAAAGGAATTGATGTTGTTCTATATGAAAAAACAAAAGTAGGAGTAGATGCATTTAATGCACCAGTATACACAGATAAGCCAGTAATGGTAAAAGATGTGTTAGTATGTCCTTCAACATCTCAGGAGATTCTAGATTCAACCAATCTATATGGGAAAAAGGCAGTTTACACATTGGCCATTCCAAAAGGTGATAATCACGACTGGTCAGATGCAACTATTTCTTTCTTTGGCAAGAAATGGAAATCCTTCGGTATTCCATTGGAAGGCATTTCAGAAATGATTCCTTTACGTTGGAATAAGAAAGTCATGGTGGAAAGATATGAATGATTTTG